GCACCTTTACCAGTAACAGTACCGCCAACACCAATAGCAAAATACTCCCCGTTAGCATTAGTACTCCAACGACCAGCAGCCTTGCTATCCGATCTAAGAGCAACATTAGGGAATACTTTGGCATATGCCTCTCCATCAACTAAGTTACGCACTTTTCGACCAAAACCAACTGCAAGTTCAGCGGTATTAGAACATTGAATAATTTTCTTGTTAGGAAATTTTCCCAAGAACCAAGCTGGCAAAAGATAACTGGCAAACTCAGACTTCGTATGACGAGGTGGCATATTAATAATAAGTCGCTTAATTTTTCCACTGGCAATCTCCTCAAATTTAGTCGCCATTAATGCGTGATGTTCGCCATGAATAAAATTGGGCCACATGGTTTCTACAAACGACATAAAGTCAATTTGCCCAGTTTCACGAGTTACTGCATCTTGATAAGCCAACGCCAAAGGACGTAGCTTTGCCTGTTCCTCCTCAGGAAGCTGATCAATGATGGCTAACAACTCATCCATTCAAATTCCTTAGTTTGATATACGCTGGTCTAATGCTACGAGAGTACTTCATGTTCCCTTTGCAAACCCCTATTTCAATTAGGATTTTCATTTTCCTAGCCGTACCTCCACGCCCCCGATAACCTGTCATTCTCATTACGTCATCAATGGTTGGACCAAAACCAAAGTCCTCCCAGAACTTTTCAATGACATGAAAGACTTCTTTTTGAGCAGGAGTCATTTGCCACAATCTTCCATGCCAGGTTCAAACTTGGTTGGCACTTCAAGTCGTGGTCCACGATATATCGCAGTAGTTCCAAAACTTCCTGCATTTTCACCAGCTACCCAATGGTCATAGGCTTGTTTCTTACGAATACCAAAATCACGCAGCCCACCTGGGAAAGACGAAATTGCTGCTGCATCTCTTAATAACTTTAAGTGAGCAATTACTTTATCTAGAATAGCCACTTCCATCTCCTGTTGTTTTAACCAATCTTCTTTGTTCATACGATCCCTGCCCATAAGAAAATCACTGTTATCAGTATCAAAATGATTAGCCATTGTTCTCTATCCATATACCCCCCTACCCTTTTTGATTAGAAAAAGATGACGGGGGGGTTTCTAAAACAGTGTCCTTTTCCTTCCAGTTAGGATTTTGTACCCCCTCCCCCCTACCAATTGGAATTAAATCATTAGGGTTAATACTTAGTACTTCGCAAGTATTTGATTCTAAAGGATTTGTCACCGTAACAGGTGTTAGGGTGAGATTTGTTTGTGATTGAATGTGTGAAATACTATGCAAATGTCCAGCATCAGCCTCGGGCAAAAAAGGGGTCATGCCCCTCGGTGGGGGGTCGGAAATTGGACTTTCAGAGCCAGTACCCACCGATGTTTCCTCAATGAGTGAATGATCTTCAGAAGAAATGGAAATAGATTGGGGTATATCAACATAGCTGATCTCTGCTAAGAGTTGCTCGGCAGTCTTCTTCGTGGAAGTCCTAAGACTATTACTGTTCTGTATCGCCAGTTGGACTGCTTCCATCAGCTTGGACTTGAGCGTGTTGCTATCCATCGTATGCACCAGTTCCCGTCTCTCAGTGAACAATGCCACCTCAGTCATCTTGCCTACCAGCTCTAACGCCTTGAGTTGCTGAGCGGGGGGCAATTCATCATTCAGAGCCATGCTGGAGAGTTTATGGATTGCCATAGCCCTCAAACGAGGGGGTAGAAGATATTCCTCCACCTCTTTCTGTGCTTCCAGTGCCGTTATGTATGTAGCCACATTTGGGGAGCGTGAGAGCTTACTTGCTTCTACTCCAGCAGTCTCTCTCTTGCCCTTAGTGTTATACGCTCTGCGGTAGGCTTCGCTCTTGTTCCCAGTAGCCACGACTTGTTCAGCAAATGCCTTTTGTTTCTTGGTTAGCTTGATCCCTTGCTTAGACTGGCTACCGAGAATGATGGTCTCAATCGGCACTGCTTTCATGCCTTCTGCTATCTCTTTCTTGGTCAATCGCTTCATAGGTATCTCATGGGTATATTTATACCCCCCAAGTATAGGACAGTTCTGTAAAGGACATCAATAGCTATCTCTTCTCTACTCTTATCTCTCTCTACATGAGCATGAGCCACACTGTTCCGCTTCGCTCTTTAACCCTAACACTGTTAAGGTGAGACCGCCTTTTAGGGTCATTCAGGCGAGCCATAGAGCCCATGCTTCCCATTTTTATGAGCCTTGATACACAAGCAAGGGATTTTAGGCCACACTCCATCGCCTTGAGAGCCTTATTCTATAAGGACTAAAAATATTTTTAATAAATACTATGCAAGTCAAGTATTTATGGTTTAAGATTTAATCTCATTCACTAGATGAATGAATAAACAAACCACCTACTAGGAGCAGATATGCAAACACTACAAGACACAATCGCCATATGGGATAAGCAGATAGACGAGGAGCAGATGATTGGGTTTGTTCGTCTTCATGCCAATACAAACTACAACAAGGGTTGGGATGTCATCGTTGAATGTTGGGCAGATGGAGACATCCTTGAGTATCTATCTGAATCCAAGTTCGATATGGCTAAGACACTGAAAGCCATTCAGGACTGGATTGATCTTCGCCAAGAGATGAATGATAACTGCCAGTTCTAACCAGTCAATCTGATGATGGGCTAATGCCCGAAACCTGAGAGATCAGGTCATTGACAACACTGCTAGGAGTTCAAATTGGAAACACAAACTGTAAAGAAAACAATCGACTTATCCCAGTTCTATGGCACTGAGTCGTATCACCGCACTAACCTGTTTACCCCTAAGTTGGTTCACACTGATGGGGTTCAATACTTTGCCGATCAAGGTGGTTGCTACTGGTTCTTGGATATCGTTGCCAGTGAATACTATCCACTGTTAGCTAAAGAGCCACTGCTCTCCATCCAGTTAGCCGTTGAGGATGGGAAAGCAGATATCTGCGTGGAAGACGGGGATTGCAACATCATCAAGCAAAAGCATATTGCCCTAACCGATTGCCCTGATGGGATGTATCGGTTCTTCCTGACTGACAATGTTCTGATGCTTACTTCGGAGTATTGATCATGGCAGACTTGATTGACACGATGACAGTCAAGTCTCCCCTCTTCCTTGAGGGAAGTTGGGGAGAGCGAGACATTGGCACACACGAATCCACACTGGAGTTGTATTTCAACAAGGACAACACTGGGTTTATCGAATGGGATATTCCTGATGTTGCCTTTGAATACATTGGTCTTTGGTTCGATATCGACAAAGATGGAAAACGCTCCCTATCTGAATACGATGGGGTTATGAGTCTCAATGACCATGCAATAGCACTGCTCCGCAAAAACGGAGTGGAAGTAGGAAAGGACTTCGAATAATGTTCCCCAAGCATGACTGGTTAGTAAACACCATATTGGTCGTTGCTTGGGCATATATCGCCTTGTATGTATGCCCACAAGCAATTTACCTTTTTATCAAGACTGGAGGGTTCTGATGTTCTGTATGCACGAAAACCAACACACTTGGGATGAATACGATGCTCAAGGTATTTTTCTATGCCGAGTATGCGATTCATGCGTGGAAGAGAAGTTAAGCAAATACCGCCCTGAGATCCTTTCAGGGTATTCACAATCAGATGTATATGAGCCAATAGAGGAGCACTAGCATGGGAATTGAATCAAATCTATTTACCACTGTTCAAGAGGTTTATTTTGACCTTTTGGACTTGAATAAAAACAATTATTTAAAAGGTATTAAGTTGGAGGGTTTTAACGAGTTTACCAATATGAGTGATTTTCTAGATGAGCAAATTATGAAGTTAAATTATCTCGAAAATCATATGAAAACACTTTTCAATATTGAGGAGGAATAACATGGGATGGACTGGGACACAATGCTTTTTCAAAATCAGTCGCAAAGACTTTTTGATCAAAGAATTTACGCAAGAAAACGATACCCACAAATGGTGGCTAACCAATATTTCAATGCGTGGCAACACCGCAT